GGTCCACGAGGCCCCGAACCGGTATCGCTGGGCTCCACGAGACGGACCGAACGCCCCCGCGAATCACCAGATCGAAGGTGAGCTCGGTGAAGTTCCCGGACAGCACGGACGTGAAGTCCTTACCGGGGGAGAAACGCCCGCCACAAGAGCGGACGATCTCCCGGTAGGACTCCACCATCCGGGCTGGCCAGAAAGCCACCAAGTCATCGCCACCGATCGCGGTGTAGCGGCGGTGCCTCCAGCACCCCGACCGGTCAGCCGCGAGGTCAACCCAGAGGAGATGGATGATGGACATCAAGGGCCACGAGGGCCCTAGACCCATCAACACCCCCCTCTTGGTGACCAAGCGGGACCCGTCGGGGTAAAGGAGGACCTGTGCGCCCGTCAGGGCGTACAGGGCTTCGGCCCATGCCGGTGGAAGGTTGCTCCAACCTTCCACGAGACCCGTCACGACGGAAAAGACGAGATCCAGGGGCAACCGATCGGTTGCCGCACTCAGGTCCGTGCTGACTATGCAGGGGCCGGACGACCCCTTGCACGCCTCCTCGACCGCAGACCGCCGGTCCCCTGTCAGGAACCGGCGGCAGCGGGGCTCACGCCGGACCCCCCTTAGGAGGGCCCGGTTGAGAGCCGCGCCGACGACCGAGGCTGAGGCCGGGGGGGCGGAGACTATTCGGGTCTTCCAACCCCTCTCGGCGACAGCACAGACCCGGTGCACCAACTCTTCGGAGTACACCCTGGTAACCGCCGCGTCGAGCACGGCCCCGGCATCGTTGTTGTAGGCAACCGTCTCCTCCCAATGGGACCCTAAGGATCCCAGGGAGGGGACGAGCCCACTACACCGTAGTGCCTCGCGGGCCCCGCCCCTCTTCCTCGAGCGGTCGACGGTCGCAGCCGGACTCGGGAGGATCCGAGGATCCTCCCAAGAAAGGTTGCGAACCGCGAACGCCCGGGAGAAGAGGCGGGCCTCGCGGAGCACCCAAGCCGGGGTCTCGTGCGCGGCACCGTAGACGTCGTGGTGCTCCCGGAGGGCACGGTCGACCACGCGCTGGTTGCCGACGGGCAGGGCGCGGCCCAGGAAGGAGAGCTGGTCGAGGCCCTCGGCGTCAGACATGCCAGGCATGTGACGAACGAGGAACCTCGCCTCCTCCCCCAACGGGGCGCGCTCCACCCGGGACAACCGGCACTGGCCGGCCGCCTTCTTCAGGAACGCCACGACGAAGCCCACCCCAGAGCGGGAGGCCGACCGAACCATCCACTTCGAGAGACGAATCAATCGGAGGGAACGGTAGTTGTCGAACTTCCTGCCCCAACGGGGCGGACCGTGACGGGCCACGTGGACGGCGAGAACCGCCTCCCACGCGGCACGAAGTATTCTCGTGGAACTCTTCTTTTGTCCCATCAAGAACGCGCAGCCCTCGCAGGCTGCTCGTCGTGAGCACAATGGGCGGCCCCCCCTTCCGGTGGGGGCCGCCCTCCCATGTGCCGCGACGCAAGCGTTCGCACACACGTCAGCCCAAGGGCTGACGTGCAGTGTTGTACTTACG